GTGGCCCACCATAGCCATCACCGGAAAACCACACCCGCTGATCACCAATTCCTGCCCACTGAGTTAACACAGTGGTTTAGCCCGCATTCGCGGGCATTCCCTTTGGGGAAACCAATACCAAAGGACCAACCATGGAAAGTCCGAATCGAGAGCTTTGACATTGTCTTTTGACATCCTATACTCACTATACTTTCCTTAAGAATTTACTGTCTACCCCATCAGCTAACAGTCCCACGACTTTGATAAGTGAAATTGCAGATGGTCGGCCCGAAGGGCAAAACCCCAAACGACAATGACATCATCACGACTTAACGCTTCCGTTGGGTCCCCAGTTTGGAAGAAACTGCCATCACTCGGTACCGATGAAGAGATGCCTCTAGGATTGCTGAGCCGTGAATTCGGTTCAGATTCTGTGAGCGAGGATCTCATCTATGGGAAAGGTGATGGAATGGGGTACAATTACAACATTGTCGTTGAACAAGGAGGTTGCCCACACTCTAGCAGTGTGGAAACTAGGTTGGGAGACCACGACTCCACAACCTCCTTGGAAGGCTATAGCGAAGAAGATTTTGACTTCTTGAGCTTCTACAGTAGCGACCCTGGCGATGATGCCTCTTCGTACGACTCGGAATTAGGTTTCGAGAGTGTTGACGATCTTGATAAGCAGGAACACAGATCGTCTAACTCGAGCTACACTAAGAGGCAGCAGCAACGCAGGCGCCGCTGGAATAGACAGAGGCGACGTGACCGAACAGGTGGGAAGAATAGCCATACATTCACTTCCACTGTCGGCGCGGGTCAGAGAAGAGACCGACGGAGCGTCATCAACAACCGAGGCACTGGCTCCAATAGCAAGCAGAAGAATAAGTCCGGAAAGATTGATGTTCACCCGAAGGAGAAGAAGCGAGTAGAGAATAAAGCTTCAAACTCTCCTCCATCGGGCTCTTCCCCACCCCCGCGAAAACACAAACCTCTGGCTGATGATGACTCCGATGACGAGGAATACGGACCTGAAGAATCTGCGCGGATCCGAGAATTGCGACGAGACTTTCAGTTCAGCACGCCAGACCCACAAGAGATGGTCTTTGAAAACGTTGAAGACGATGGCCTAGAAATGGAGTGCTATGGCGCTCCTTTCTGTGGTCTGGTGTGTGTAGATACAGCAGCTCGCAACCGAGTTCAGATCAAGAAGTACATCCCTCTGGTTAATGTCATGGCTGACATTCCCACTCAAGTCGGCACTGATGAATATCTGGCAGCCTATGCTGCCGAGAGAGGTTACAACCTCCACATCACTGTCGGGAATGGTCACCATGTCGTGCACCACAGCCTGCCTGGTCACAAATGGATTAAACTCAGATTTGTCCAAGGCGTCGGCGGAGGCGTTGGCCACTACAGGCTCCTAGTTCCCGGACGCGCGACCGCGTCTTTGGAACATTTTCCGGAGAGGGCTCTGAATCTGGACATGCGTCACAGAGGAGCTTACTTTATGACAGTGGGCCTAGTCTTCTGGACTGGAATCTATTATGGCTTCGTCCGC